TGCAACGTTGCCCGTCATGCCGTCTGCAATAGCCTTGCGCTCGATCCACACGTCCTCGACTGCATTGTGCAGTTGTCTCATATATTGAGTTGTGGCATTGACTGAGAAATCAGTGTACCTGACGTGGCACAATTCATGGATGACGAACCCTACATATCTGTCGAGGAAAGCCTGAGTAAGGATCGCATCATCTGCCACATCTGCAAGCTTGACGAACCCCTGCGAATTAACCGAGGCAGTGGGGATATTTTCCCAACTCATGCCGTTAATTTTAAGAGTGCTATTGGCGCTGATTTTATTGAGGATCGACTCGACCCCTGCTTTGAATGTATGACCTTTCATTATTTCACCCCCAAGTACTTGTTGAAAATTTCAGCGTTTAAACAGGCAGACCCGATGCCCCTTAAGGCGATACCTGAGTCCTCGACCTGACGGTTAACCATGACTGACTCCCATGCCTCGACCATGCCAAGGTAAGGCACGGCCTGAATGAACCCGATCACCTGACGAATGGACGGTGCGTCCAGTATGTCCCCAGTCTCGACCTTGGCACGTGCAGTATGCACGGCCTTGAGTACGTGCGTGGCCAATTCACGACTGCATCCTGTATGCTTGACCACTGCATCGATCTCAAGATGCATTGGCAGGAAAGTAAATTTAATCACTGCGGTAAAGCGATCCCCTAATGCAGAGTTCGTTGTGCGAGTCCCTGCATATCGGCCTGTGGTGTCACCATTGAGGAGAGTGTTGTCTGCCCCGAAAATCATCACGCCCTCAGCCTTACGCCACACTTGACCCCCGTAGGTGACCTTGGCGTTGGGTTCGAGAAAACCATTCAGTGGTGCTAGTTCGCCTTGGTCTGCGTTGGTGATTTCATCCAAGAGGATCACAGTCGAGGGGGCAGTGTAAGCAGTGAGGAAATCCCCCTGTTTAAACACTGTCGCACCATTCTCAAGCCCCACGTCACCAAGGTAATCCGAGGCAGTGGTGTACTTGTGAAAGTTGTAGCGCATGAAACCACGGCCTGTGCGGGCTGAGAATTGCTCGGCAGTCTGCGATTTTCCTGTACCCTTTTCACCCCCGAACCAAGTATTCCTGCCCGTGTCCTGAGCGAAAGCGAGGGTACGCAGAATGGACTCAGTCCAGATAAAGCATGGGTCAACCGCAGGGGCGGTAGGATCATTGTAGATATCGAACTCAAAGGGGAGATCCACCCCAAAAACATCAAGGCAGGATCTGCGATCCACTTTGACCACGGGGTTTAAATTAGCGACCTTGGCCTCTGACCCTGATGCAATGACGGCCTGTTTAAACGGGGCAAAGGCGTTGTCAATCATGGTCTCAAGCTTGCGATTGACCTCTGCCTGATCCACTCCAACGCTGACCTCGGCAATGTCTGCGAGTGAGTCCTCGATCCTCTGAATGGCCTTTGACTGCACGTCTAGGGTGTTGGTCAAGGCCTTGATTTTCTCGACTGATTCCAAGGCCACGGCCTGAGCATTATTGGCCACTGCCTCGATGGCAGGGTTAGCCGTACTGACAACGGGGGCGAATGGCAGTGCCTGCTTTACGTCCTCAAGGGTTAAATTGCCTGCATCGATTTGGCCATCAAGCCATTGGATCATGACTGATTTATCTGTTGGCGGTCTTGGATCACCTGAAAATTTCAGGTACGCCCCCGTGATTGTGGCGAGGGGCAGGGTGACCATGATTTGCTTATTGACGATTCCCATGATTTTGATCCTTATGCTAGGGTTAAAGCTTGGCCATCGATGGGGCAGGCAGGCAAACGGGGACTGCCGTATTCATCGAATGCCCACTTAGAGGTGAGTCGAATGGTATAACCGCAGGCACACATGGCCTTGAGCATTCGTGTACCCTGCGTTTTGCGTGTAGCGTAGGACAATTGAGCATGAGGGTAGTCACCAAGGGATTGAATGATCGCCCCGTATCGTGACATGAAATCGACTGCCCCTGATGTTGCCTTGTATCCACGTGTTGCCGAGGGGACTAAGCCCATTGCATCGGCAATACGTTTAAACGTTGCACCGTGATTCATTGCCCCTGCGGTAGTGTGGCAGAGTTCATGGATCACGCACTCAGCGACTGCTTGAGGGTCGGCCAATTCAGGGGAGATCAAGATCTCAAAGTGGTTATCGCCTGAGTTCTGAGCAGGGAAACACTCACCGATTGCACGGGAGCGCTTGGCATTCAAAGGGAAACCGCAAGTAATGCGAATGGCCTGCGGTAAGGGAGACCCGTAAAGGTCAAACATGGGTCGCAACTCCCCGATTAAAGCGACTAAGTACTCTTCACGTGTAGAAAACATAAAACCTCCAATTAAACCAGTGCGACTTTGCACTGATAAGCCTTTGCAGGCTTACCGCTGAAAAGTCAATCGATGGATCAATAGTGAGAATGCCTACCGCCACCCTCGCTTGTTGCCCAATAAAACAAATCGAATGCATCAGAGTACTGAAACACCACTTTGACTGGCGCTTGGTATTTAACATCGGGACGTTCAGCCACTTGTGCCAAACAATCTTTTTTTGTCTTGGCAATGATGTTATAGCAAACGCTATCTGCGTTTTGCTCTGCGATCCAAAATGTAAGATTTGCCATGTAACCTCCTGTGTGTGTTTAAACTGCTTACCTACCTACAACGCAATGGTATCACTATCGGTTGACAGGATAATATTAATATTACATCTTTACATATCTTTACATTCAATAGGCAATTCAAAGCCTTATATATTAGAGGAAGGCCTGCACTGCGTTTGTGTATCTAAGTATTCATTTCTGCTTTAAGCATAGAATGTGCCAAGGGTCAATAACTTAACATAATCAGACCGATTTAAACGGCCTACAATCGATTTTCAGGGTCTCAGGCTACCTTACCCTTGGAAAATATTTTTAAGCGATCCTGAGCGATCCTAATGGATTTAAGAAACCAAAGTATTACAGGCCATTTTAGAGAACTATAAGTTTAAAATTTAAGGCTTTTCAAGGAAAATTGAGTACTAATACTGTAATGTGCATAAAGCTGGGTGTAATCAGTGGATAAGTGATACTGTATAGAAAACCTGTTGATAACATCCTGTGGATAACTTTGAGTTATGCACACCTGTGGATAAGCTGTTGACAAGAACGACACTGTAATTACAATCAGGGTTAGTCAGTGTTCAAGGTAATTACTACGGGGAGTGTTTAAACATGGGCAGAACAACGTCAGAGGAGTACTTGGCCAAGCTTGAGGAGCTTGAGTCGAGCGATGAGATTTTGGAAACGGGGGAGATGAGCGAAGCGGAGCGGTTAGCCATGCTCGCAGATAAACCTAAAGTGAGAAGAGACGGCCAAGTAGTGGGATCAATGCATAAAAGAGAACGGCCATTGTCGGCATCCCAAGTGGCCTTTGCGAACTGCTTGATCAGAGGGGCAACCCTCAAGGTTGCCTACAGAGAGGCTTATCCGAACTCAAAGGCTAATGATGCCTGCGTGATGTCCAACGCCTCAAAGCTTGCTAAGGATATTAGGATTAAACGGCTAGTGAATGATGGGGTTGAAGAGACCATCGAACACTTAAGTGAGGATGTTGCAGGGACTAAGCGATACGTCCTCAAGCAACTGTTGGCACATAGTAAAGAGGCCAAGCAGGAAGGAACCAAATTAAAAGCACTGGAACTACTCGGCAAGTCAGTCGGCCTCTTCATTGACAAGACCCAAGCAGAGGTCAAGCAGTCCACGCCTGACGAACTCAAGCGAGAACTAGCCACTCACTTAAAGCTACTCAATAACGTGCGTCCTCTGCCTGCTACGGTCATCAAAGCCGTGTAAACGCCAAGGCGTGTTGCACGTGTAAACGGGGCGTGGCCGTGACCCACTGCCCCCCAACCCCCCTCCCTGGCCAGCGACCACCCTGCCAGCCTGTACGCTCTAATCCCAACAAACAAATACCCCACCCCCTCAAATAGAACGTTCTCATCCCAAATCCCATTCCAATACCCCGGGGGTATATATATTTTCAAAAAGGTCTTGTGAACGTTCTGTAATACGTTTAAACTACTGATTGTTTAAACAGGAGAGATTAAGTGACGGAGAAAGACCAGCTCATATTGGATTTTATTAAAGCCTACATTAAGTTGCATGGCGTAGCGCCGTCTTATTCTGTAATAGCCCGTGGCGTGAATAAACAATCTAAGTCCAATATACATAGGGTTGTGCATAAGTTGATAGACGAAGGCAAGATAGCTATGAAGCCTCATAAGGCAAGAAGCATTAGGGTGACGGACAGATCTGTAAGAGCCGTGGCTGCTTTATGACATTGCTAACCAAGCAAGAGATAGCCGATTACCTATCCATAGTGGATAGGGTAGATGAGAATGAGCAGAACAAGATTAGGCAGTTGTTAGAATATGACAGGGTAGAGAGATGCCGTGAGTCTTTTATATTCTTTGCTTCTCAGATGTGGCCTGTGTTTATATCAGGTAAACATCATCAGATTATGGCTGATGCTTTTGAGCGTGTAGCCGCCGGAAGTCTTAAGAGATTAATTATCAATATGCCTCCTAGGCATACCAAATCAGAGTTTGCTTCTTTTTTATTGCCCTCATGGTTTTTGGGTAAGTTTCCAGAAAAGAAAATCATACAGACAGCTCACACCGCAGAATTAGCCGTAGGTTTTGGACGGAAGGTAAGGAATCTTGTTTCATCGGATGTTTATGGAAGAGTATTTGATACAAAGTTATCGTCAGATAGTAAGGCTGCTGGAAGATGGAACACTCACATGGGTGGTGATTATTTTGCTATCGGTGTTGGCGGCGCTGTTACAGGTAAAGGGGCTGATCTTTTAATCATAGATGACCCTCATTCGGAACAAGAAGCCAAGCAAGGCAACCCTGCGGTCTTTGATCAGGTATATGAGTGGTATACATCTGGCCCTCGGCAGCGTTTACAGCCTGGAGGAGCCATCATTATTGTGATGACTCGCTGGTCTAAGAGGGATTTAACAGGTCAAATTCTTAAAAATCAGGCAAAAGAAGGAGTAGATCAGTGGGAAATTATTGATTTTCCTGCTATTTTGCCGTCAGGAACCCCTCTTTGGCCGGGATTTTGGTCTAAAGAAGCCTTAGAAAGCCTCAGATCTGAACTTCCAGTATCTAAATGGGAAGCGCAGTATCAACAAAACCCCACTTCAGAAGAAGGGGCGATCATTAAAAGGGATATGTGGAAGATATGGCCAGATGAATATCCCCCGGCATGTGATTACATCATCCAATCTTGGGATACAGCCTTTGAAAAAAACAACAGGGCCGACTTCTCAGCCTGTACAACGTGGGGAGTCTTCTACCATCCCAACGCCCAAGGTGTTTCTAAGGCCAACATCATCATGTTGGATGCGTTTAAAGAGAGGATGGAGTTCCCGGAACTCAAGAAAAAAGCTCTTGAGATGTTTAAACAGTGGAACCCAGATACCTTGATTGTTGAAAAGAAAGCCGCAGGAGCGCCGTTAATCTATGAGTTAAGAAAGATGGGAATCCCGCTTTCTGAGTATACACCGAGCAAAGGAAGCGATAAGATAGCACGTGTAAACGCAATATCCGACTTGTTTGCATCCGGCGCAGTATGGTGTCCAGACACAAGATGGGCTGATG